CTGATGTACCGTCAGACTGCAGATGGGTGTGGTTATGACTATCATCAGCCACCGCCACACTCAGTGTAGCATTACCAGAGCCATCCCAAGAGACAGAACCAGATGCGTCACCAGAGAGTGATAAGGTACGAGCAGTGGTCCATTTGTCTGCATTAGGGTGGTAGTTGTCAGCGAATACACGTTGGTTAGCGCTGACATAGGCTAGATTAGCAAAGTAAGCAGTGCCGTCTTGTTTTACACGAAGGGTGTCAACTTCTGAACCTGAGTTCTCAGACCTAAGGCGAAACTCATTGTCATTGCCGGTACCTGAACCTGCATAGAAAAGCTCCCAACCGTAACCGTTACCATCACCATCGTTACCAATATAGATAGAGGCATCAACACTACCTAAGTTGCTACCACCAATATACAAAACATGGCGTGACAACTTACCTGTTGTACCTTTGGCTAGTGTTAAGTCACCCGTCATAGTATCGCCAGAGGCATTCACAAAACGGCTATCTGCTTCACTCTCAGTGTAGTAACGACCATCATGAGTATGACTATCATTAGCTACAGTAACACTCAGCGTAGCATTAGCTGAACCGTCCCAGCTTACACTACCAGAGGCATCACCAGAGAGTGACAGCGTTCTAGCGGTAGTCCACTTGTCTGCGTTGGGGTGGTAGCCATCGTGGAAGATATTATTTGTACCTGTTTTAATATTACCATTACTCTCTAGGGTTAGAGCATCATAATAGGTACTAGAAGTATTAGTAGATAGCCGAATCTTTAAGCCTACGTTAGGGGTAACACCATTGTCAGTGTGACGGTACATATCAAAGTCAGCAAGGCCTGCATAAATCACCCCGCTTGTACCATCTCTGGCTAAACGCAATACGTTTGTTTGTGCAGCCTCTTGATCAACACCTAATGAGCTTACAGTTAAAGCAGTATTAGTACTGTCTGCTGACGCAGTATCACTTAAAGGTCTACCAACAGTAATGGAATTGTTGCTAACAACAAGATCACCCGTCATTGTATCGCCAGAGGCATTCACAAAGCGGCTATCCGCTTCACTCTCAGTGTAGTAGCGACCATCTAGGTTAACTGAGTTAATACCTGTAAGGTGTCCATACGTATCAAGAGTAATATCTTGAATGACTGTGCCATTAGAGTTGTNNACTGANGCTTGGCTAGATGTGTCAGCNTGTGACAGGGTTACGTNACCTGTACCACCACCAGAAAGACCACTACCTGCAGTAATAGTCTGATCNGCTGTAGCGTTAGTCTCACCTGTGTAGCCTAAGTTAGCTAATGTGAGGTTACGTGTAGCAAGACCTGTAACGTGACCATAAGTATCTACGTCAATGTCACTTACTACAGCAGCCCCAGTCAGAGCAGTAAGGCTTGCCTGTGAGGATGTATCAGCGTGTGAGATAGTACGGTTAGCAGTTAAGTCTCCACCACCAGTAAGACCTGAGCCAGCGCTAATAGTACGTGCTGTGGTAGTCTTGCCATCTAGTGCAGTCTGTAGTCCGTCTACGTTAGAGATAACGTGGTTATGTGAATCATCCTGTACAACAGCTGTGATGCTGATATTACCTGTACCATCAAAGTTAGCGTTACCTGTCACGTCACCCGCAAGAGCAATATTACGTGCTGTGGCTAAGGCTGTGGCTGTAGCAGCATTACCTGTAGTGTCTTGATTACCTGTAGTGTTAACACCGGGAAGGTCAATGTTAGCTGTACCGTTAAAGGATACACCACCTATATTACGTGCAGTAGCAAGTGCTGTGGCAGAAGTAGCAGTACCTGTTACGTTACCTGTAACATTACCTGTAAGATTGCCTTCAAAAGAACCTGCTTTTAGTGCGGCATAAGAAACACTAGAGTCTGATAAATCTATAGCTCCTGCTGGAACAGGATCATACTCAGATAGTAAGACCCACTTACCCTCAGAGGCATCGTAATAGAAACCTGTATGAGTATAACCTACACCAGAAGTACCTGTGTTGTAGTTAGTAAAGAAGCCAGAGTCTACATTGATAGGACTTGCTGTACCGTTCCATTGATCGTTAAGGGTGTGACCTGTTGTAGAACTAAAGGTTACAGAGATGTTATCTGCGCTATGAATAAGTTGTTCACTACCAGTAATATCTACACCAGTAGCTACACTTGTAGCAAAGTTATCCGTAGACCAAGCAAATGTATCTACACCGCCTGTACCAGTACCTACGCCATCAATCTTAACATAGTATGTTGTAGGAGTAGTTCCTGTAAAGTGACCTGCAAAGAAGGCATCGTCTAGGCCTGTACCTGTAAAGGTAGTACCCCCCTCACCAATAGCATCACCTTCGTTAGCACGATAGAAAGGCGCACCTGCTGTAACGTCAGCGGTAGACACCGATGTAGTAGATCCAAGAACAGTTAAGTTACCGTCAACCTGTAGGTCAGCACCAACGTGCGCAGATGTACGGACACGGAAACTATTTACTGAGTGGTTTTGTTGATTAACAAGAACTGTACCGTCTGTAGCGTCTGAGTTAACGACCCACCCAAGGCACATAGGGAAGTTAGGATATAGAGGAGATGCGTTTTGTACCGCACCAGGAGTAAGACCTACAAAGAAGTTTGTGCCTGCAGTAAGACCTGACGTATCAAAGCCATCAAGCTGACCCGCAATGATGCAGTAGCCGTAGCTGTTGTTAGGAATATCTGATGCAGCAAGGCCCTGTGCGTTATATGCGTTAACGTCTGTAGCATCAGCCAAGCCAACAGTAGGTACATCAATAGTACCTGCAGTATAGTTACCGCTGAAGTAAAGAGGTTTACCTTTTAGGATGGTAGAACCTGTATCGTTATACACACGCTGGTGTTCTTCAATACCTATCTCATGTACAACATGAGTGTCATCACTGTAGAAGTTGAGCGTCTTGTGTAAGCTATCATAAAACACTCTACCTTCTCTGTGAGCAGGGTGAGCTGATAGAACCTCAAGATCAATATAGCCACCGATGTCAGCATTACCAGTAGTCTCTAGCGTAGTAAATTTGCCTGTAGCTGCTGCAGTAGCACCGATAGTAGTACCATCAATAGTACCAGCGTTAATGTCAATATCCCCATTAGCATCTGTATATACCGCTTTGGATGCAGGATATGTCATAAACACATCTTTAACACCTGCAGATAAGTCTACAGCAGATGTACCGTTAGAGCCAGCTAAGACAGTAGTACGGGTAAGAGTGTTACCTGTGTTCCATGTACCTAGTCCTACTTCCCACTCGTCTACACCGGAGGAGGTATGCACAATAGCGTAGTAAGTAGTATCACCATTAGTCATGTAGGACTGGAAAGTGTCAAAGGTAGCAACAGCACCATCAAGGGAGACATTCCCTGTACCTGTAGAGTTTGTACCTTCTTTGACACGATCTTTGATGATAAACGCCATTGTGCAATAACCTTATAGTTAGTTTAGCTGATACGAATTACAGCGTTAGAAGCGTCTGCTGCTGGGAATACAACAGTGAAGTCACCGCTAGTAGAAGTAACAGTAGTACCAAAGTCAAATACTGCAATAGCAGCGTTGCCTTGAGATGCGTTATAAATTATTGCACCGTCAGCAGAGATAGTCAAGTTAGCGAACACTTCGTCAGCGAAGTCTACGATAGCTGTACTACCCGATAGAGTAATGGTAGCAGAGTCTAGCTCTTGACCACCAGCAGTGTAGTTAGTACCTACTGCTTCATCTGTATTACCAGTGATGTCAGAATAATTAGTAGTGCCAGAACCATAAGTACCAGCAGGAGAAGCCTTGATAAGAGCCACTTTGAGTGTATCTGTATCCAGATCGTGAACACCCCCAAGAAGCTCTTGCTTGAAGCTGTTGCACATTGCAGTTGTAATAGCCATCTTGAGATGTCCCTTTTATGTGTGAAGAAAGCACAAAGGGGCCAGCATGTAGCCAGCCCCAGTGTTATGCCTATTAGGCAGCGTTGTAGTTAGCAACAATAAGAGCCTCTGGGCGGAGAATTTTGCGCCCATAGAGATGCATACCACGAACGATGTCAGCAAAGCTGTCTGGGTCACGGTAGTTCTCTACTTTGTTGATTTGCTCAGCAGAAGCAACAGCCTCGTCCTGACCAGCAACAACTACACCGTAGTTAGTAGACTGTGCAGTTGTACCGTTAGTACCAGCACCTGTGCCCAAGTAAGGCAGGTTGTTGGATACGTAGATACGGAAGCCGTGCAGGTTGTTGAGAACCAAACCGTTCATCAAGCCTGAGCCACCGAAGTCTGCGTTCAGTACACGAGAGTCTTCGTCTTTCAGCATCTCAACAAAGATTGGATCAACAACCATCCAGCGACCACGTGCGTCAACGTTTTGTACGTCAAGCTTACGAGCCATACGTGCAACCACAGTCAAAGGAGAAACAGTTGTCGCAGACAATGCTGTTGCACCTGGGAGGCGTGGAGCGAGTGGGATGGAGTCACCTGCAGTAGCTGAACCAGAGATGGTCAAGTTACCGAAGTCAGTTGCGTCCAGTTTGTTGGTTGCCAACAGTTCGTCAGTACCAGCAGCAGCATTGGCTTTATCGCCAGAAGCTGTTGTGTTGACGGCCCAAGAGCCTGCACCACCAGCGTAACCAGACAAGTAACCCAAGCATTCTTCATCCATGGCGTCTGCCATTTTGTAGGCTGCACGGTTGGCTGCCAANGAGGTGAAGTCTACGTGAGAGAACTGCTCTTCAATGTCATCCATTTTGAAAGCAAAGTAGTTAGCTTTATCAATNGTCAAAGAGAAGTCTGTGTCATCAAGTTTCTCTACNGAGATACCTGTGTGACGCTGCAGAGCGTTGACGGTTACGTCTGGCTCTTTTTGGATGCGAACTGTGTCGCCTTGGTTTGCAATCTCACCAAAGTAAGAGTTGTTGGTGATTGCGTTAGTTACAGCACTTTTACGCAGAGCGATTTGTGCCTGTTTAGAGTAGATAATCGGGGAGAAGTTCCCGTTAAATCCACCACCAGCGGTTCCGATAGCCATAATAATTCTCCTTATAGATATGGCGTGAGAGATATACACTACATATCCACTAAAGAGGCTCGTCTTAGTA